TACAAAGAGCGCTTGCGCGCAACCCTTTCCCCCGGTCTTTTCAAATCATATGTTTTGGGGCAATGGGTTTCAACGGCCGGATCCGTGTTTCAAGAAGAATACGATGAAGAGGTTTGCGTTGACGCGCTGGAGCTGGTTGAACACGAACCTGTTTTGGTTGGTATGGATCCCGGCGTCAAATCACCGGCGGTTGTGTTTTGTCAACGCCTTCCATATTGCGCGCAACATCACGCGCGCGATTGCTTGCATATCTTGGGTGAACTTGTTCCAGATGAAACGCCGCTTGTGAGGTTGCTTCCAATGATTCAGGACAAAGCCGCGCGCAACGGCTGGCGCTTGTCAACGATCTTCTTGGATCCTTTTGGTGGAAATGCGCGCGAACAAGTATATGGATCCACGGTTGCAGAGAAGCTTGAAGAGCGCGGTTATGTTGTTGAATTCAGTTACGATCCACAAAGCACAAATGTTCTCAACGGGATCGATATCGTGCGTTCCAGGCTTCTCAACGCGCAAGGGGAAAGGCGGCTTTTCTTGGATCGCTCTTTGGTGGAAAGCGCAAAGAGTCAACGCAACATAGCGCGCGCGCTGGCTTCCTACCACTGGCCAGAAAGAAGAGCTGGCGCGGCCGTGAAGAACAACCCCGTTCATGATGAAACTTCTCATGTTATGGATGCTTTGCGTTATGTTTGCGTCAACCTCTTTCCCCTCTCTTCGCCTTGCCTTGTTATTTGAAGAAAAAATAAGTCTTGACAATTTGGTGTCATTATGCTTACGCTTTGATCTTGTGAGATCGCTTTTTAGGATCGCGCAAAGACGCGCTTGAAAAACAAACTGGAAAAGCAACAAACCATGGCGCATCAACTCACCACACAAAACCTCTTCAACGCCTGGAACAATAGCGCCGATCAAAACCGCCGCGCCGTTGTAAAAGAGCTGGTTGACATCTATTCTCACTCTTGGCAATACTTGCTTGAAGAACGCATCAACGCGCGCTTCTTGGAGCAAAATGCGGAAAGATTGCGGCTGGTTGCCGATACTTCTATCAACCTTCTTCGTTGGGTTACAGACGAGATCGCCGCGATCTATAGCGCGCCGCTTTCAAGAACCGTTAACGGATCTTCTGAAGGGTTGGAACCCTACACTTCAGGCGGCCTTCTTGATGAGTTTCTTGATCAAGCTTGCAAGTGGACCTACTTTTGCAGGGAAGCGGCGATCCGGCCGCTTGTGAACAATGGAACCCTTTCTTTCGATCTTGTTTCACCGGATCGCTTCACGGTGATTCGCCACCCTTCAGATCCGCTTTTGTTTCTTGCTATCATCATCAAGCTTACAGATAACCGGTTTGCGGTCTGGACTTCTGAAACGCACTTTATTGCTGATGAACAATTCAACCCGCTTCACGATGAAGAGAACCCCGATCATATCAACCCCTACGGCGTGATTCCTTACATAGTTACACACAACGCATACCCCGCAACCACCTTCTTCAACGAACGTGATTCCCTTGCTCTTCGATCGGCAACCCTGGAAGCCGGTTTGAAGTTGACCGATCATAACCACCTTCGACATCTGCAAAGCTTCAAGCAACTTGTAATCATTGGTTCCACCGATGAAACCCTTGCAAGGATGGCAGTTGATCCTAGCAGTGCCGGGCTTATAAAAAACCCTCAAGCGCGCGTGGAAGTCTTGGATATGCAAGCCAACCTTGAAACGCACCTTTCAACCGCGTTCCTTGCCTTCAAGCCGGTCTTGACCGCGCATGGTATATGGAAAGACGTAATCAAGGGATCGGGGGAAGCTTCAAGCGGTTATGCACTTCGGATCAAAATGCATATCCAAAACGCCGCCTGGAATAAGTTGCGCGTTCTTTGGACCCTATACGAGCGCCAGCTGTACAACGTTGCAAGCGTTGTGTTGCAGGTTGACGCCGGGATCGCGCTTCCAAGCGGATCCCTTGAACTTGAATTTTCAGATATTGGGCCCGGCGGAAACCCCAAAGAAAGGGTTGATCTTTGCAAGGCGCTTCAAAACGCCGGCTTTTCACGCGCGGCCGCCCTTCGTGACGTTTACGGAAAAAGCGAAGAATGGATCGCGAAGAACGAAGCTGAACTAAGGAGCGAAGAGATCGCCAGCGCGCCCATGTCCATTCCAGCGGCGCCAGCTCCTGACGAACAAGAAGAAGATCTTGAAGATGTTGAAGTGGAACTTGAAGAAGGGTTGACGGTATGACACAACAACTTCTTCAACTTGCAGCCGCAACCGAAAAAGCAACGGGGGATCTTGCGGCTGGCTTTGCACTCCAGGCGCAAGGCTTTTCAAGTGCGGTGATTGAAGGCGCGATCGCGCATCAAACGGATCCCGGTGTTTTTGCGCCGATCGTCAAGAAAAGAAGCTTCACACGATCCCTGGTTCGTAATGCTTCAAAAGAGCTTACAAGGGACGTTGAAGCGCTTATATATCAAGCCGCACTTTATCAAGCTGAAGAGCTGGCTTTTGTTCCTTACGCTAGCGAAATGATGCGACCTTCACCGGCCGCACTGGAAACCCTTGCCAAGAAGAACTACTTGATTGTTTTGGAAGAAATGGCGGGCGTTACAAAGGAACTTGAAGCGGCGCTTCATACCGAACTAACCGCGCTCTTCGTCAATCCAAAGAGCGCCGGCTTGACACTCTCCATTCTTGAAGAGCAAGGAAGGAAGACAGCGGCGCAAGCTAGAACAATCGTCAACACTTCTTTTTCAGCGGTCCAAAGAGAAACACAACAGCTGGCGCTAGATTCTTTCCCCAAAACCGAACCAAAGCTTGCGCTTTATATTGGCCCAAAAGATGGAAAGAACCGCGGCTTTTGCAAGGTGCTTGATGGCTTTGCAATCAAGCAAAAAGACTTTGCAGAGCTGAACAACAAACAAAAGGGCGCTTCAAGCTTTGCAACCTTTTGCGGTGGTTGGAATTGCAGACATAGGTTGATGCCTATTACGGCCGGTTATGCAAAGCGCAACCGGATCCCGGTTGCAACCAAGAGAACCATTTCACGCGCAAACAACGCGGCTTGAAAGGGGCTGAAGATGAACATGAAACACAATCTGGATTCTTCCCCCTTGAAAGAATTTGCTGAATCCATTGAAGAGCGCATGAAGAGCGCGCTAACCGCGGTTGCAAGTGATGGCGCGGCCGATATGGTGAGAAGGGTTCAGGCCGGCAAAGACATCAAGGATCAATCAATGGGAAGCTATTCTTCCCCCTCTTATATAAAGAAAAGACAAGAGAAAGGAAAACAGACAAAGGTGAAGGATCTAAGTTTCACCGGTCGCATGCTTGGATCCCTTCATGCGCTTCCAGTGGTAAAAGAAGGCGATCGCCTGGTTGCAAACATTACCATTACAGATGCAAGATCTAAGAAGATCGGCTTGTACAATCAAAAGCGGATCCCGTGGTTTGGCTTTTCTCCAAACAACATGAAACAAGTTCAAGAAAGCCTGAAAGAACAAATTGCGATCGCGTTGGAAGGTTGAAGAATGGAACAAAAAGAACAGCTCGAGCTTCTTGAAGAAGAGACAACAAAGGCCGTTGAAGCGATCCAAGAAGCGCCAGCGGTTGAAGCTTCACAAGAAGCGGTTGAAGCCAAGAAAGAAGCGCCAGCGGTCCAAGAAGAAGCCGTTGAAGAAAAGGTTGAAGAAGAACAAGAAGCGCCAGCCGATCCGCGCGTTGATTCACTCAAGACGTCCCTCAAGAAAGAGCGCCTGGAAGTCAAGCGCCTTCAAGATTCAATCAAGGGTTTGCTTGAAGGGTTGATTGCAGATCTAACACAAGAAGACAAAGATCTTGTGAGTGAATTAGGTGGAGAACAACCCGATCGCCAGCTGGCGATCTTTAACAAGTTGAAGAAGGCTGGAAAGATCGGCGCTTCTCAAAAGAGCGCGCAACCGATCCCGGCCGCGGATCGTACCAGGATCGCAAGTGGTGAAGGGACCATTGGAAAGCCGCAAGGCTGGAAAGAAGCCGATAAGAGAGTATCAAGACGCTTGAAGCAAGTGAATTAACAACAAAGGAGAACACAACAAATGGCTACTATGGAATTTTCTGATCTAACTTCAATCTTGATTGAAAATTATGGCGCACTTATCGCTGAAACCGTTGTTCAAGAAGGTCCAGGCAACTGGTTGATCCCCGGTCAATCTATCATGGGTAGGTTGAAAGAAGCCGGCCAGACATTTCTTGGGGGGGCCGATAATAATGATAGGCACCCAAGAGAATGGGGAGTCCACCATTCGACCGCCGCGGCCGTTGCTATCGATCAAAACGACCCATGGCCTACTGCAACACAAGAAGGCTGGAATGAAGCCGCGCTTGCATGGAAGCGGATCGCCGTGACTATGGATTTTGATAACCTCGTAAGACTTGCAACCCGCAAGAACGCCGCGCGCGGTGGCATGTCTCCTATCAGCGATGATTTCAAAAGAAAGCTCAAAGCGATCGTTCATAAAATTGAAAGCGATCTTGCAACGGATGGAACGGGCACAGCGGGGAAAGACGTTACCGGTTGCAAGGCTTTTTTGTCAACCGCCAACACATATGCGGGGATAAATCAAGCGGCCGCAACCTACTGGCAGAGTACGATCACAGCGGCCGGCGCCGCGGCGCTTTCCTTCGCTTTTCTCGACACCATGACGGGCGGCGTTTATGATAGAAACGGGATCGGTCCAAGAAGTGAGTTGTGGATGGGGCGCACACAATGGAAGCGCTATGTTGACTTGTTCACAACCAACTTGCGTTATACTCCAGGCGGATCCGGCGCGCAATCAGTTGAACCATTTTACGATAACGGATTGTTTTCGTTACCTATTCAGCGGATCCAAGGGATTCCAAATGATGAAGTTTGGCTCGTAAATTTGGATGAACTGGAATTGCGCTACCTTGATCACGTGCCAAGCGATATGCTTAGTGAAATCAAGGATGAACAAGTAATGCATTCCGGAATTCCCGTTGGGTTTGAGCAAGTTCAGACCGGGAAGGATAAAAAAAGTATTGCGCTGAAATGCTATGTTCAACTTTGTTGTACCAACCCTTTCCACACCGGCGCAATCACCGGCTTGGCTACTTAAGAAGGAAGCTTTCATAATTCAATTACGCTATAAAGAAACAACCATTGAAAATTACATAAGGAAGAAATATCATGGCCATTACAAGCCTGTTAGACGGTGACAAGTTGGCGGCGTTTCAAGCCGGTTATTCAGTAACAAAAGGATCGATCGCCGGTCCAGCTTCTTACGCAACGGCCGGCTTTGCGGCGGATGTTGAAACCGATCTTGGAATCACTGAAGCTAACATTGTGGGCGATGTTGCGGTTTCCAATGACGGCGGTTATGTCGCAAAATGGAACGCTTCAACGAATAAAGTGTATGTTTATGCATCCGGCGCTGTCACTGAACTTGCGGCCGCGGTCGATCTTTCAGCTGTTACTTTTTACTTGACCGTTGTTCATTCGGGCGGTTGATAATTACAAAGGGATCCAACCATGGCAAGTGTTGAACTTGATAATCTATTGGCGCTTGAAACTGCAACCTTGCGCGCAAATTCATTGATGATGATGACTGTACAAGGGCGCACTATGCTTCTTGATGAATGGTCAAAGAGCGAAGAATTGCGCGCGCTTGATATCGTTTCGTTGTCGATCGATCTTCAAGTTCCACTTGTTCATTTTGTGGTTGGAAACCCGCAACGCGGGTTGAATGGAACCCACAAGAACTTTTACGTGAAGCCCAACGCTTCTTGGAGTCCACCGCAACACTTCAACCTTGAAGAAGAAGCCGCGGAAAGAATGAAGGGTTGCGTTATGCTGGAGAATGGAACAAGAAATAACTTTCGTCAATATGTACCGATCCGCAAAGCAACGGTGGTTCCAGCCGATAAGGGGATCCAAGCGATGTCTTTGTACGGTCCAACGGCTGAAAGCGAGCTGGACCGGGATCGGTTGATTGAAATCACCGCGCTTGAATACGCAAAAGAAACCGCTTCCCCTGAGGGGCGCAAGTTAAGCGCCGCAAACAAAAAGAAGATGGTTGCGATAGAAGGCCGCGCCAAAAGAGCTGAAGAAGACGCGGCGCAACTTCGCGCGCAACTTGACAAGATCAAGAACGGGGGATCTTGATGCAAGCCGGCCGCCACTTCTATCTTGAACAAGGAAAGATTGACCAGTTGGCGATCAATTTGCTGGTTGATGAAGAAGCGGTTACGCTTGTAGGGTCGCAATTTATCACGATCTATGCACCGGGGGGCGCTGAATTGCTTGCGCGCACTTCAACCGGCGTTACGATCGCGACCAACGTTGCAACCTTCCAACAAAGCTGGACCGCTGCAACATATCCGCGTGATTACGGATATAGGGCGGTTTGGGAATTAACGGACGGCGCAACAACTTATGAAAGGGTTCAATACTTTGAAGTTGTGAGAAGGCGCTTCAGGTCTTCTCTTGAAGATCATCATGTCACAAGGATTCACCCTTATATCACTGAGCAAAACCAGCAAAGCAACCTTGCGATCTACAAGCGTGAATCTTGGGAAGAAATCGCGCTTCTTTGCCGCGCGCGGATCCCTTCGCTTCCAAGACAAAGAACCAGGCTGAATAATTTTTCAGGGGGTCGACTGTCTTCCTACGTAGGAAATTTTTTCAACCCTGAAGACTTCAGAACCGGACATCTTTACCTTTGTTTGAGCTGGTTCTTTGATCATAATAGTTTTGGAAATGCGGATCAAAACCAGTTGCGCGCGGAAAACTACAGAAAAAAAGGAATGACCTTGATCGATCTTGCGCTTTCAAAGATCGCTCTTGATCGTGATGATGATGGCATTGAAGACGCCGTTGAAGAGGATTTTGAATTTGGATCTGTAAGGCTTGAAAGATGAGCTATTCGGGCGCGGTTGACGCGATGAAAACAACCCTTTCAGGAGATCCGATCGGCGCCCTTTATCCCGGCGTTGCGCTTCATTATTCACCGGATCCGCGGCTGGAAAGCTTGACCGATCTTGATGGTTTTGTTGACGCGGCTTTTCTTCTTGTCAACGAAAGCGCTGGAAACCCTTATCCTTATGTGCAAGGCGTCAACCCAACTGAAGCTTTTGCAAATATGCGCCTTGAAGTTTGTACGCTCTTGCAAACCGACATTTTGTTACAAGACAAAACCGCTGAAGAGCGCGGCCGCGCGGTGATTAACCTTCTTACTTTTGAGACTTATTCTGATTTTGTTGTCTTCAACCCGTCCCTTCCAACCCGCAAGCGCGTTGCGCAAGATCGCCGCGTTGTTTGGGAATGGAAGTTTTCCATGAGATACACACAATGAAACCAACATCTGGAAGAAAACAAGAAGCGCCGGCGCAACCCGAACCAACTCCACAAAAGCCGCCGGTGGACCTTTCAAAGCCGCTTGAAGGCTGGAATGAATCAACGCCCGTTGAAAAAGACAACAAAGAAGAATCAACAAAGGAGTAACAAGCAATGCCTTCTTCATCAACGCCGGCCTATATCAATGAAGCGATCGGGCTTCTTTCGATCTCAAAAGAAGTTACGCAAGGGATCCCAAATTGGCAATTTGAATGCGCCGGGGGATCCGCTTCAACGCTAACAGTGACAACCGTTGGAGGCACCTATCACGGTAACGCGATCAACACCGCGGCCGCTTC